GAGGAACATGATGTGTTCGGTGTAGATGCCGTCTTCGTTGAACAGTTTGGAGATCGGCATGTGGAATTGACGTTCGAACTTGACGGCGTCGGCTTTGCGGCCTTCGGCTTCAAGTGTGGTTCCGTCGTTGAGGGTGATTCGGTATTTGTCGAACATGTGCGGGCTGTTCCTTTATCGGAGGGCGGATTGGACTGCTTTATCGACTGCCTTGCCGGCAGCTTCAACGAGTCGGTTTTGTGTCTCGTAGATCGCTGGGTAGACGTAGCGGCCTTTTTTAATGATAGGTCGGACGATGGTTTGGTTTCGTCCTGGTCCACGGTTTCTCAGAGTGCCACCAAAGTCCAGCCATCCAAAGTACGGAGCCACGGATGATTTGCCGCCTGCCTGAACGAACAGGGTGTTTCCGCCTGCTCTGGCGTTCACTGTGAAGCGGGCGTAGCCGGACTTCTTTGGGACTCGACGAAGAACCGCTGGGAGGGTGTTGAGGATGATTGCGGATTTGAGGTCTTCGCGTAGGACCGGGACGAGGTCCGGATGTATCTTTCGAAGATACTTCCGAACCTCGGCCAGGTTGCTGACGTAGACCCCAGCCCCTACAGCCATCAGCCGTTCTTGGCGATAGTGCTGCCTGCGCGCCAGCTGCCCGAAACGGTGATTGGGCCGTCGACCGGTGAATCGACTGAGAAGTCGAAGAAGCCGGTTCCGTACCAGTACACGTTCGGGGCGTTGGTGATGTCTGGGTACAGGTAGAACTTGCGGGCGTCACCATCGACAGCGGCGGTGTAGGACTGTGCGGTGGCGTCGTCGAAGTAGCCGGAGAAGCTGCCCTGAGCGTCGGGAAGGCCCGAAACGTACACCTTGTTGGTGTCGCCGAATGAGGTGACTTCAGCGGTGTCGACAGCGAACTCCGCTGACCACTGCTTAAGGAATGCGACGGATGAAGGATTCGCTGCTGATGTAGCGATTCCGAGGTACAGGCGGCCGTTGCGGCCGTGGCGACGTGCCATTGGTTTCTCCTTGGGGAGTTGGTGGGGTCTGGGGTTCTCCGGTCACGTCGGGATGCTCGGGAGAGCTGCTACACATTCCAGCAGATGCCGGACATTATTGTCGAAAGTTCGGGTGGCTACTGCGTTTCGGGCCTCGAGTGCGGCGGTTTGCCGTTCTGTTGGATGGTTCAGCCACCATCGTAGTTTCTCTCCGAACTCTTCGGGTGTTTCGAAGGTGGGCAACATGGAAAGAATCTGGTCGGATTCGGGGCGGGGTTCTCGGAGGAAGAAAGTTCCTGTGGCGGCGAGTTCCACTTCGCGTGGACCCATTGCCCAGCCTTGGTCGTGGCCGGCGGCGCCTTCTTTGCGGTAAAGGTTCGCTGACATATGCACTGAGGAATACAGCTCGACTGTGTGTTCGTTGGGGAAACAGCCGGATTGTTCGTGGATGAGGAAGTCGTGGAGGGGTGAGTTGTCGTCGAGGGCTTGCCAGTTGCCGGCGAGTTTGACGTCAATTCCTGTCCAGTCGACTTGTTCGAAGAAAGCGATTCGGGAGGGGAAAGCGGTTCCGACCCATCCAAAGTCGGCTCGGAAGTCGTCGGCTGGTTGGTGGCGGTAATGGATTTCGGGGTCGTATGCCTGGGGGACGTACCAGGTGTTGGGTTGGCTTTCCCGAAAGGTATCTAGGTTGGTGGGGTCGTTGATGAATGCGGCGTCGGCTCTGGCAGCGATGGGCTGCTGGGAAGGATCCTCATACGGCGATTCTGTGAGAATCACTGCGATTCGGATTCCTCGAGATCGGATGATGTCGAAGGTTTCCGGTGGGACGAGGAAGGCGGAGGTGATGATGACGAGGTCGGGCCAGAAGTCGAAGCAGGTGGCGCGTAATTGTTCGCCAACCATGCGGGCGGCGATGTGTCCTTTTTCTGTTTCGGGGACTTTGCCTCGGATAGCGTTTTCGGTGAAAGTGATTCGGTCGGAGAGGTTGAAGTTGTGGACTTCATTTCCGGAGCGTTTTAACGCTCGCAACCATCCGTTGTGGACGTCTGCGACAGAGAATTCGGGGCCGGGTTCTACTGTAAGAATTCGCACTTAGCCGAGAACCTCAAGGTTCACTTCGACGCCCAAATATTCGATGCCGCCGATGGTGAAGGTTCCTGGATTGTTCCAGGAAGTGACTCGGCAGGAGTCACAGGAGCCGGAGAGGGTGGGGTTGGCGTCGATGACATGGTAGATGGAGTCGTTGCCTTGGCCTAAGAATTCGTCAAGGCGTTCCTGTCCTTTTTGGTCGTCTGCCCTAGTGAGCATGACGAGGACGCCATAGGTGACGATCATTCCGTTGTCGAGGTCGGCGTCGTATTGGCCGGTCCCGAGTGACACGACAGCTGCTGGCGGTTGAATGGTCGATGGGATCCATTCGTAGATTCGGAGGTTGTCGACGTTTTGGAGGGAGTCGCCGATGCCTGCTCTTACCGATGCGAGGTTCATCCGATGACCAGTCCTTGGCCGCCTGCACGTCGGTAGGGAGAGATGAGCATTTGGACGTCAGGGTCGAGGCGGGTGGAGACTCGAATGGCTCCGAATGCTTCGCCTGCTGCAAATCCTTCTGGGGTTTGCGCGCGTCGGTAAATGCGGGCGGCTTGGATGAGGCAGGCTTGGGCGATTGAGTCTGGGACAGCAGCCCAACCCCATTTGGCGGTCACTTGGATTCGGGGGCGTCGGCCGGTAACAGGGAACAGTTTGGGAATGGTGGCGACGATGCTGTTGTACGGCTGGTTGGAGACGCCACCTATTTCGGCGTTCAAGGGTTCGAGGATGTATTCGGTGGCGGCCCAGGTTTGGTCGAAGGTGCCGTTGTCGCCTGTGTCGGTTTTGATGATTAGGCCGACAGTGGTTGAGAAGTCGTCGACGACACATCGGATATGGGTGTCGGCGTAGTAGACGCGTGCCGACACATCAGCGTCTGTGTAGAAGCGCCGGTTAGTGAAAGCGTCAATGTTTCGGGATGACACTTCGATGGCAGCTTCCATTTGGGTGTCTTCGGCGGTGCCATAGTTCGCCGAGGGAAACAGGTACGCCTTGAAGTCGTTGAGAGTGGT